GATTCATCTGCGTAGCACCGTCGCCGCCTGCTTTCAGTTCGGTTTCAATATCCTGAACGTGCTGATCACGGACAGCTTTAGGCATCACCCGGAATTGTGATAACTCACCCTGCAAACTTAACGCGCTTTCATAATCCGCGAATAGTTCTGGATCTTGTGTGGTGCGTATATCGTCCTCAAGTTTACGCAGTGCAGCAGGATCGAGCGGAAAGCCTCCGCTTAATACCTTGATGCCATCTTTGGCACTTGATGTGGCCGCCTTGATCTGGGCTTTTTGCCATGCCGTTGCCTTCGCTGTTTGCGTGGCTTGCAGGCTTTTCGCCTCATTCAGTCGCCCAAACATCTGGCGCTTAATTTTCTGGTGCTCGTCGGCGTTGATCCCAAGCGATGAGGGTTTACCCTTGCTCCAGCTTTCCAGCACCTTAGCGCCTGCATCAATGCCCTGATCATTCAGCACATCATTAAAGCGGCCAACCGTGTCATGTGCAATTATGTCGGATTCGAACCCATCCAGTAATTCATCCCGAGCGCCCGAATCCATCTGTTCAGCTTCTACCGCTGCATCGAGAACCTCAGTCAATTCCTGCCGCCGAGCCTCGACCATCAGGAAATCGCCCTCATAAGCAGCCGTGCGGGCGTCATCAATCATGCCCTCAGCGCCACGCTGTAGGTCATTGGCCGCCTCTTTCTCAAGCTTGGCTCGCTGATTCTGGGTAATTCGCAATAAAGCATGGCCAGCATAATCGGCCACACGCTGCCGGATTAACGGCACATACTCACCATCAGCGTTTTTAACCATGCCGTCCTGCATTCCGGCAACCTTAGCCTGGAAGGTTTCAGGGTCATCATCGTGATCTATCGCCAATTGGCCAATATTGTTCCTGATATCAGTCTGCAATGCCGCACCGTGGGCAAGCCTAGCCGCCTTATTAAACGCTTGACCTGAAATGGTAAAGTTACTGCGGGTTTCTGGCTCGCCCTCGCTACCGGCCTGTGTGCCCTCCTCAGCGCCAACCCGCTGCGCCTCGCCGGCAAGATCCTGTAACCGCCGATCAGTAAATGAGCGCAATTCATTGGCCAGCGCCTCAGACTCGGCACCAGCGCTGTTGTTGATTATTCCGGTTTGCAGAGTTTCACTGCGTTGATAACGCTCAGCCATTACTCTGATCCCTCGGACTTGGGCTTGCTTTTGCCGCCAGTCACTACACCAGCGCGCGCCAAACCTTCGGCAGCGCCCATAATCGTGCCGATCGAGCGGTATTTATTGATCTTGCCGATGCTGTTACGGTTACGACTGAGCGCGGATATTCTTGCCCGCGTATTAACGTCATCAATCATAGAATCCTCACCGGCACGTTTAGCGTCAGTCAGGCTAATATTGGCAACCGAGCCAGACATTTGGATGCCCTTAGCTGCCGCCTCTGTTGATTGACTGGCAAGCAGGGCATTTAATCGGCGCTTACGTTGCAGTTCGCGGTCAGTAGCCGCTGATGACTCCTGACGTTTGGCCATATCAAGCTCAACCTGTTGAGCGCCCGCCGATTTACGGCCGGCAGCAACGGCAACGCCCGTGCCTGCTACTACACTACCAATTAACAATTGGGTTGCGTATGTTGCGGCAAATGCACCCATTCAAATTCTCCTAAGTCTGCCCAACATCGAGCAAAACGATCATCGACAAAACATGCAACGGCAATGGTTCATCTTGTGTAATTGTTACCGTGGCATCCTGGTCAGTAAACCCGGCATCTCGCGACGTAACGACCCCGCTAAATGGGGCATCCGGGGTCGAAGTCATCAACTCACCCGGCACATTCATAGGCACGGGAACTGTATTAATAACCAACCCCAGCGAATTCTTGACCAATAGCCGGGTCTCCTTAATGCGTTTTCTCGCGCCCAATTGAGGGCCACCACCCATATCGACCACCAACGGCATAGGCTTGATGATCGGTGGCGTGAAATATCCAGCCTCGAGGCTAGTGGCCGGCGCTACATCAAGCGTGATCTGGCCCGATGAGTCTACCAACACAGTGCCAGCCGGCGCGCCATCCACAATTAGTTGAACAGTCTCGCCGGTCAGATGGGTAAAGCCTGCCGTAGTGGTGCCGAGACTCGCGGTTACTGTGATCGAGTCCTCCATGCGAGTGTCTAAAGAGGCTTTCTCTAACTGGTACACCGTGACCCCGTTACGCTCACGCTCCACATACATGTAAATCGTGCGATCAACCACACCAATTTGCTTGATGCTGTCGCCTGTTCTTAAGCGATACTCAGTCCATGCCGCAACATCCTGCGCCCTGAGTGTGTTGCATACTGCGGCTGTGCCGTCGCCATTGACCACCAGAACATAAGAATCTTCCTTATCGCTGGTGCTGGTCAGCGCATCAAGATCAACGATATTATTGAGTAAGTCACTGGATAACACTGACAGAGAGCTCGCGGCATAAGCCTCCTCCGACCACTGATAGAGGTATTCACGGATAGTTTTGTTATCTGCTGCCACATAAATGGTCGCGCCATCAACCTCAGTCGGGCGGATGTTATCAGCGATGCCATAGCGCGACTGTCTGGGCAGTGCTGGTGCAGGAGTCAGCGTTGCATCCGGTATGTAGTGCTCGCCTTTACTGGTAAACATCTGCACATGACGCCCATCGTATAACGACCGAATCGAGCCGGGGACACTGATCTGTACGAAAATACCTTCATCGTCCAGGCCCGTGCCAATCTTGAAATTATACGGATTAAACCCGCCCGTTATGGTTCCCAGTAGAGCCTTGGGCAACGCTTTGACCTTACCCAATAGCAGACGATTATCAGCAAACTCACAAGCCCCGGCATAACCGCGCGTGGCGCTGATTACATCCTCGCGTCGCGGTGTTCCAACTAAGACATTGGTACCGTTTATTACTGGCCCTTTCTGCGTAATCCACTGCCCTGTAATAATCTCATAAGCATCAGCAGAGTCACCGGAGAACGTAATACGGTAAGTAGTACCCCCCGTAAAAACGACGGTAATACCGGCCTCAGAAAACCCAGTTGGTGGCAAAGCTAATAACTCCTCCCCAATGCGACGTTCATTAGTGGCCGTAGTCACGCTGTATTTAATGCTTGGCGTGGTGAAGTTGTTCAGTTCTAGCTGGTATTCCTCACCGGCCACAGGTCCGGTAAAAACAATGTCTGAGACATGACTAACCGGCGTCGGACTGCTGCCGTCGTTATAGTCGTACTGCGGTAGATTGCTCAGCGTGGCCGCGCCTAACGTCCAGACCTGCGCTGACAAGCCCCGGAGCAATGTGTAGGGCGCTACATCCTCATGGCACAGCACCAAAGTATCACCAGCCTCGGCATAATCCATAGCCATTGACTGTGCCAGAGTCCAGGGAGTGACAAGAAAGTCATCACCGGACCCATTGATATTGGTCTCCAGTACATCATTTTTGTAAATTTCAAGCTTGAGATTGGAAAAGATTAGGCAATAACGATCACCTGTATCAAAATCCACGGTAATCAGCCGGGCATTTGCCGCACCGTCGCCAATGTAATCAGTACCCCAGGCCGCAATAATGCCGCCCTCTTTAACGCACAGAATGTTTCGACCCTGCAATAAGCCCTGATAGTAGTGGTCAATGTCAGTACGACCCTTAAGGCCGTCATTTAAGACGCCGCTAGTAAAGCTATTTTGTTGAGGGCGTGACATTACCAGCGCACATCAACAAATGGATTTGGCAGTTGTTCCTGGTTCGGCTGCTGCATAGCATCCTGATAAAAGGCCACTGACCGGGATGACAACAGCGCGCTCTGCTGTGATGGGCTGGGATCATCACCCGTTATTGCATTGACTGTCTCGGTCAGCAACATATCAATGAAGAACGCTTGAAACCACGCGGGAAAATCGCCTTCCTCAGTGTTCTTAACGTAAGTAAGCGTTACCGCGCTGGTGTTATTCGTCCATATCTGATCGCCCGATATTTCGTAGCGCTCACCAGGATAGACATACAGCACGTTCAGGCAGTCAGTCGGTATCTGCCAGGCTGCCGCCCATCGTTCGGCGGGTACACTGGTCAGCTTGGCCAAGACTTTTTTAGTCGTAGCAAAGCGCCACGGTGTAGCAGTCAGGGCTGTTTGTTTAACCCGCTCGTAGTGCCTTCCCATAATCTGCTGCGCCCGAGCTGGGCCGGTGAAATCTGCGATAGATTCCTCGCCCATCTTATCCAGCGCCATGCTGGCAATCTCAATATCCGAGTATGTGACTATTCCGGTCATGTTCTATCTCCTGCGCCTGCGGATTATTGCGCCGCCGCTCGGAAATATGCCGTTCGACATATTCTCTAGCGTGGTGTTGTCGAGGCGTTCATCGTAGTAGCGTAGATCTGATATGTGACCGTTAGCTTGGCTCGCAGAATCGAACGCCGCGCCCACGTTAAGGATATTAATGCCAGTTGGCATGGCTACAGTCTGATCGCCAGTACCCGATCTTGCTCCATCAACATACAGCTCTGCATCGTTTGCCAGTGATCGCCCTGCTGCGCCAAAAGCCGCGCTTGTAATGGCGATAGGTAACGCAGCTTGAGTGGCGGAGGCTGTGATTGTGTTCAGATAGAAATCGCTGTCTGCGCTTTGTTGGTAGGCTAATATCCTATTACTTGCAGCTCCATTACTAAGATCAAAAGCAACTGAACTCTGGGTCAGATTGAGGTTTGCTCTGACATAGAACGAACCACCAAGTGTGTCATACCAACTCACGTCCGTCGTACTAACCCCATCCGCTGCCCGCGTCACACTCACGGTCGTGGTGGAGATGTAGCTTGTGGGGAACGCTCCAAGTTCGATCTGATGTCCCCAAATTAAAACATCCTCACCCGCTACACCGAGGTAGCTGACTGTTCCTACAGTGGTGTATGTGGGCGTTGCTGAATCAGACGTATACACATAAGAAAACGCATTAGTTCCGGTGTAACTGCCTGTTATCCAAACCCTATACCAACCACTACCGACTGACTCAATGCCAGTATCAACAATAGTCCCCGATGTGTTACCTACGTCAGTGCCAACAATAGTTCCTGTCTGCAAATCTGCTAATACACTTATGAAGCTTTCCACTGAACCGGCGCGCGCAAGCCCGGCATATCGAACACCATCATCTTTCATGTAACAGGAACTTGTGTAATTAACTGCGCTAGTAACCGTCACAAGCTGCCAATTGGTATGGGCGGCAGTGGCTACAGTCACGTCGGATCGGTCTGCGGTTGTAGTCCCATCGGGAGCAGTATCGGTATTAACAACCACTGTGGTACTCACCGACGTCCAAGCCGAACTAAAATCCTCACTCCACAGACAGATATTAGTTCGTGCCTCCTCAACCAGCAAACCAAGAGACTCAAGCGTGGATGGGTTGTGGCTGAACCGCGCTACGTTCGACCCAGCAGTTTGCAGCACGCCGGCTGCGTCGTAATAGGTCGCGTCACTGGCCCGGGTGCAGGTAAGCGTTGGGCCGGTGTCAGCTACTAGGGACTTGTCGGTTGCAAAGTCGTATTTTAGAGTAAGCGCCATTAGCTAAAATCCCTCGGTGCCTGACCCAACAGCAAATTACCATCAGTGACCACTGTAGCCGCTGAGTATGTGACTATTCCGGTCATAATCCCGCCTTAGTCTGCGTTTGCAATCGTGATGCTTTTACCATCGGATACGTCAACGATTCGATTAGCATTAGAAAGCACTATGTGAGTAGACACACTCAGCACCACTTCAGGGATAGCGCCCAGTTCGACAACCTGCACATACTCGATTGAATCGCCAACTTTGAGAATGTCCTCAGCAAAATTGAAATAACCCGCAGCCCTTACTTGCGATATGGGGTCGATGCCTTTATATCGACGCATATAGCCAGCCGCACCGCTTTGTGGGGTGATAGTGCCGAGCCTGGCTTTTTTCTGTTTATTCGTGGAGGTTGTGAACGGGCCATAGCGTAAATTCTCAAACTCATGGTAAGCCATCACAGTGAAGTCGTTTGTGCCTTCACGAGTGGCAAGGCCCGTAAGCAATAGATCCCATTGCGTATTGGCAAAATGAGTGGATAGCGTTACTGTCGACACAATGTCATGCCCATACAGGTGTATATGCTGGCCCAGTGCTATCGAGTCATCAATGATAGCCAGTATTTTGGCCGCTGTATCTGATGTGGAACTCAGACCATTAAGGTTGATTGTAACCGTTTCATATTGGTTTGGGAGTTCATCATTTTCAAACAGTGCAGAGTAGCCGTCGCCTTTAATCAAGCCGCCACCGTCACCATACAGCGGCGCTTTTGCCGCTCGGCAGGCCAGATAGCCGACACTGATACAGTAGTCAATAAGTTCCTGATTGTAGGCTCCCCGAGGGTAGGAGAACAAGGGTATATTATTGCCTATGTTAGCCTCAATCCATGCCTTGCCAGTATCAAGCTCGGCAACCACAGCCGCCACAGTAGAGGGGGCAAGGTCTAGCGCCTGGTGTGCGCTGGTATGGTTCAGCACCCTATGACCCGCCGCATCAAATGCCTTTAACTGTGTCAGATCAAGACGCCCGGATGCGCCCACAAAATCGGAGTTCACAAATAAACTGGTTTTCCAGCCTTTAATATCAAGGTCAGGGATAACAATGTTAGCCTGCGAGTCTGTGCCATCGTCGAAAGAGAACGTGACCGCTGGCTTGCCCGCACCACCGACCCACACAGAATCAATGGTTAAATCCATGGTAAACGGAGTGTATTCGTTATCCATGTATATGCTCATCTGGGTGACATTGGCCCAATCAGCATTTACAAATGCCGTTGCCTCGGGTAAAAAATCACTCTTTTTAGCGGTGAGAATTACCCAGTACGGCCGTGAGGTTTTACTGTCCTTAAAAAAGGAGGAAGGCAAACGGGCATATTTAGCGAAACCACCCAAAGAGAACAATATACGCAGGTTCGTTCCACCCACCACATGGCCATACTCCTGATCGCCCACCGGTACGTTTTCAAAGCAGCACCGTATATGAATCAGATCATCAGCCGAGCCTGTGCCGGTCATATCAAGCCCGGCAGCGGGGACAATATCGAAGCGGCTGACAGTCGATGTGGCGTCATTCCGCTTTAATCGGATGCTATTACCACTGGCGTTCAGGGATCGACCACCGGCCTCGACTGTGGTATCAGCGGGGAACTGCTTAACCCATGCGGCGGGCGCGTCCTCACAGGCATAAACCTTTGTGGGTGCTGTGGTAATAAAAGAGTTTGTTGCCATAATTCTATCCAATAAAAAACCGACGCTAAGGCCGGTTTAATGGTTCCGGCATACGTCCGGGGGGATTACTGCGACTTGCGAGCAATCAGATAAACGTCCAGATCAGTCGAACCACCAGCCGATGAGACCAATGGCCGCACATAACGAGTAAATTCTGAAATTTGTTGCAGTCCGGTGGCCGTGAAAGTGATAGCCGTGCCGACTGGATTGGTCAGCGTGACCCAGTTGGTGTTGTCGTTTGACCCCTGAATAGTACAGGTAGCCGTGTCGAACGTGCCGACAACCTGCACAGACTTGTCAGGCATGTCAGACTCAAGCGCCTCACCGTCCAAACTTGCCGCCACCAGTGTCTCCCATAGGTAAACGCTAGTGTTGGGTAAGTATTCCGCCTGTGGTACTAGGGCAATGGTTGCCATTTAACTCTCCTGACAATTCCCACACCGGCCAACCTGGGCCAACCGGTGCGGGTCTTGCGTTTTTCCGAGCAGGAAATTAATCCGTATCTGTGACTAAAATCACTTCACCGTCTGAGACATCAACAACTTCGGATGCGTTACTTAGAACGATAAACGTACCAGCCGACGAGACTGTTAGCGGGTCGGCTGTAAGGTCGCCCACCTGTACGTATTGAATCGAATCAGTAACATCCAGCAAATCAAACGCGGTATTGAAATATCCCGTTGTGTTGATCGTCGCTAGTGCGTCCTCTGTTATATACCGCCACATCCGGCCTGCATTACTGTTTCCAGAAGGCCCAACCAGTGTTAGATAAGTTCCATCAAAAGGCATATCAATCCTATTGGTTGGTTTTAGTCGGAATCGGTGATAACAAGTGCCGATTCGTCAGAGGTATCCACAACACCAGCGGCATTACTCAATACAATAACGGTTCCGGCATTGCCTACCACCAACGGATCAGCGGCCAGGCTGTTGATCGTACACCACTGAACGGTATCGCCAACGCCCAACAGGTCAGAAGCACTATTAAAGTACCCCGCCCCATCAATCGCGGTATTAGCGTCCTCAGTGAAGTACTTCCACATCCGTCCTGCTTTGCTGTTTCCAGCAGGCCCGACCAGGGTCAGGTAAGTTCCATCAAAAGGCATATCAGTTTCTCCTGGCTGGTCAGTTAAGCCGCTTCAGTACATTCGAGCTTAACAAGCCCGTTACCGTTGCGAACGATTGCGCCAGACTTGAGCAGGCCATTAGCCAGCCACGATGTTTTGTGCGCGATATAATTGACCTCAGTACGTGGATCAATCCCGGAAGCCATGCCGATGGCGCTTGGTGCGTATGCGAAACAATCGCGAACTGTGGCCGCAACCACTAAGCCGCCTTCCTCAGTGCTGCGATCTTCAATCATACAAAACTTAAAGCCCATCCATGAATCAAGCTCGCCATGGACAAGAGCCTTAATGGTATTAAAGTCGGAACTGGTGGACTCTGAATCGTCAAGCAAGGCCTCAAGCTGGGAGGCACCATGAACAAGAACGCGACCAGGGCCAACACCTTTATCGTTCAGGTATCGAGATGCGCGGCGCATCTTGGCGGGGTTTAGGTCAGTATTAGCACCACCAATGCCAGGAACAACCGTTCCGGCATACGTGGGCGAAACGCCACACGCATCGATGATCATTTGGTCTTCACGACGACCAAGGCCACCGGCAATTGTTTGAGCGAGTTCAGTACGCTCCTGAAAATTAACCTCAACATCATCGAAGATATCAGTGTATTCAGGCGCGACCCAGTTCTCGAGGGTGCAAGTGGTCAAAGAGTGAGCGACGTTCATTGGTGTAACGTCGGTTTGAGTAGCACCGCGCTGATGCGCCATGCCTCGGCCAAGCCCACGGAATTTGTAGGTATCGCCGACAACACCAGTGCGGAGGGTTACGGTAGCCCGTAGACCGCCCATGCTCTGGTATTCGTGCAGCACTTCCGAGTCAAATTGCGTGGATGCTGCCGCAGATAAAGAAATAGACATTGAAATGTCCTCCTAAGAAAGAGAAAGATTATCAACGTCAGGTGTCCGGTTATCCGGGCTGTCGCCTGCACTATGCGGGTGCTAGTCGTGCGTTAATTGTCCGGGCCTTTGCAGGGTATCCGTGTTCAACGCTTGGATTAGTTATAGCCCCATCATGGAATCAGGGCAAATATAGCATTACCCCACAATCCTGCGATCTGGGCCGGGTGCCACTTTTTTATACAGCGCGTCAACATGCTGACGGTGTTCTTTGTCGTGTTCATACATAATCTGGCCAGCGCGGCCATGTTCTGGTGGGAATACCTTATACCGTTCAGCAGTAACGTCTTGCACCGACATGCCACCGGCAGCAATACCAGACCCTTGCGCTAATTGCGCATCACCAAAGGCCATACCCACTATCTTTTCAAGCGCTGCATAGGCTTGCGGGTCGGTGCCAATCGTGCCACTTAGCGAGTCATACGCTTCGGCTCCAAGCTTGCCAACAACAAAATCACGCACCTGACCAATACGAGCATCAAGGTTATCACCAAGAGCCGCCAGGTTATCAGCCAGACTCGTCTCAGCCTCGACATTAGCCGCAGCAATGGCTTTCGCGCCTGCGGCTGCAATACCCTCATAGACTTTTTGGCTAAGATTCATCTCTTTGCAGGCTGTGGCCAACGCCCCAAGCATTGGATCATCAGCATGATACTCACCAACAGTGCCCTCGGGCGGCTCCGGCGTAGTGTACTCACCACCTTCTGGGGCACCAATGATTTCGGCAGCCGGGCCAAGCTTTTTAGCAAGCTCGGGCAATGCCTGGGCCTGAGCCTCAACGGTTTTATACTTCGAATCCTGGAACCAGTCGGGTTTATCACCCTCGCCGGTTACATTCTCCGCCCATGACCACGGACTCGCTTCATTGGTGTCTGTAGAAGTGCCAAGGATAGGTGCCGGATCGGCTGCCGGGGTTATTGCTGGTGCGTCGACTGCCGGCGCTTGCTCGATCGCCGCCGGGGCTGCCTCTGTGGCTGGTGCTGCGTCGGGTGATGCTGCTGGTGCTGCGTCCATTATGTTGCTCCTAAATCTTGGGGTTGCCGCCGGTTTCAGCGTATTCAATAGCCTGTAATATACGGTTCACCACATCAGAACCACCCTGACGTATACCCATAGTCTGCAAGTCATCGCCGGGTTGCACTATACGCTGACGAATAAAGGAGTTTATCAAGTCTTCTAAAACTATCTTGCCGCTATCAGTGGCGAATGTTTCACGGTATCGGCTCGCGTGTTCAAGCGTTTGCTTGGCTGCTTCCTGCCGGTACTCGGCTGCGTCCTCGCCATCGATGAAATCATACGTGTCTACCTGTCGCATCAGGCCGCCGGCTGTTGTTGTTGCATAGCTTCCTGGGCCTGCTCAACTACCTGCGCCCGTTCGGCCTTATCGCGAATCAAACGAGGGTCTAGCCCGGTCTTCTCAGCGACCCATGCGGCGACATCTTCCATCTTGATACCAATGGGCAGCGCTTCCTGCGGCACTGAGGCCATAGTCCGCTCAAGCGTCATCAGATCATCCATATCCTGAGCCTTAGACAGAGGGCTTGTATGCTTCAGTGTGATATTACGGCCATCTACCTTAATATCAGCCATTGCACCGCGTTGACTGAGGATATCCACAAAGCGCACCACTGTTTTCTCGACGAGCTCAGTCTGCTGCCGGCCCATGCTGGAGCCTGCGGTATCGACCAGTTCACGGTTTTCAATGGCAATTTCTGTCGCTGATCTTACCGGGTCGGACGGATCACGCAGATGACTGAATAGCGCCCGTTTAATGTTGGTCTGTAGCCGCTCAAGCACTTCAAAGCCAACACGCAAATCACCAGTACGCTCAAGAGCCTTAATGGTTGGGTTGTCCGAGCGGTTAGACGGTACAGGGACCACGCCACCGGGAATAACCTTGAAGTTATAAGGGTTCAGAGCGCTGTCCTGCGTTGCCGTGTACATCCCAGCAACCGAAAGAGCGGCGTTTCGCAGAATAAACTCTGTAACCTTGTTGGCCGTCTTAATGTCGGGCAATACTTGCATCACCGGCCCCCGGCCATAGAGGTCATCAGGACCAGGCGACCAGCGCGAGACAATACGGGGATTGGTGCGAAACTCTGCCCGCCAGATAACGGCCTTCTTTTCTACCCAAATCGCCGCACCCTGCCATCGGCCTGTGGTCGGGTCGAACATGACAGCCTCACAGATATCAATGCACCGGCCTGGGCTTTCACGGATAATCAGTGCGAGCTCTGGTGGTATCTGTGCGCCATTCCAAATGCGTTCAATGTTCCGGGCTTTGGGTCGCAAGTCTCTATAAGTTGTCTCAATGGTGCTATTTGGGCCCTCCTCAAGCACTAACTCATGCGCCGGGATAGCGTTAATATTCAACGCTGCACCGCCTAATGGCCCCGACATGATTTGATAGGCGCCCGTACCAATGGCTAAATCTTGCAGGGATTCATGCACCTGGCTGCCATAGTTTGAGTGATTGACGTGGCTAAAGAGAATGTCATTCTGGATAGCAAGCTGCTCTTTAATCTCATTGTTATCAGCCT